TCATTTGAGCAGAGAAATATGTTAGATTCCTTTGGGATGGGTAATGCAGCTCCTGCAGCTCAGTATGTTATGAGACCAGTTAGTTATGACATAGCACGAGCTATGGCAATAGAAACTAACGATAAAATTAGAAAATCAGCTTACTCATTCAATATAGTCAATAATAAATTAAAAATTTTTCCAAGACCAACCAGCACTGATACCGGTGATAAGGTATGGTTTGAATATTATGTTCGTGATGATGTAAGATCCACAAGTAATTCTTTCACACAAGGCACAACATCAGATCCAAGTAATGCACCTTATAAGTTTTTACCATATAAAGAAATAAATTCAGCGGGTCGGCAGTGGATTCGTAAGTATTGTCTGGCTCTATCAAAAGAGTTATTAGGAATAATACGAAGTAAATATGCATCTTTACCGCTACCAGGAGGTGAAGTATCTTTAGATGGTGATTCCCTCAAAGCTGAAGGTAGAGAAGAAAAAGACCAAATGCTAACGGAACTGAAAGAATTTTTAGATAGTGTATCTCTATCCGAAAAGGCTCAGAGAGAAGCTGAAGTAGCCCAAGCTAATCAAACTGTACTTAGTAGAGGTCCATTAGAAATATTTATAGGATAGATCATGGCAGCATTTTCTCCATTTTTTATACCTCAAAAAGAAGTTGAACTATTTGATGCCCTCAACGAAGAACTCATTGATGATATACTTGGTCAGTATGTTGATATATACAAGATTTCTTTGGATGATACAAAAGCTAACATATACGGTGAAGCTGGAACTAAATACTATCAAACGGGATTCAGAGTGAACTGTTTAATATCCTGGGAGGAGCCAGTATTCCAACAACTGGAAGCGGGACCTGATTTGGACACAAACGTGGAATTGTACTTCCATAGAAACACACTAGCAGAGGCAGGTTTTGCACCTGAAGTTGGAGATGTGTGTGATTGGAATGATTTTTATTGGGAGATCAACTCAGTAACAGAACCTCAATTGATAGGAGGTCATCAAGCTTTCAAGCATATGATAAAAGTAATAGCTAACCGTTCAAGACTTTCTAATTTACAGATTGAAGAGAGACCAAGATAGCATGGCAGTTTTACCTTTGAGTAGTAGATTAATAATCAGTAATAGAAAAACTAAAACTGTTTCACGACCAATTGTAGACGAGCCAGTAGAAAATATTTATGGAGAACAACCTCCAAGAGATAATATAGATGTGTCTGAATTAGCCAACATGATAGCTGGTAAATTGTCTGTGGGTAACCAATCAATACAATCCCAACAGAACCTACCAGTAGAAGTTGATATCAAGAGAGCAATATCTATAGGAAAGTTGGATAAAGATGCAGTGAAGTCTGAAACTCAAATAGGAACAGTTAAGACAAAGGCTCAGCAACTCAGAGCGTTGAGGAACAAAAGTGGCAATTAAACCAATAACTAACAAACAATCTACCAACAGACAGACTATAAATAGAGCCAGTCAAAAGTCATTCAAGACAAATGCTACTGGTAATGAAAGAAAGTCAGTCAATCCTGGAAATAATTTTGGTAAGGGCCATAGTGTTACTCTTAAAGATATAGACACTAGCGTGATAAGTCATGTAAAAAACATAATGAAACCCAGAGTGTTAGATTCTGGAGAATATGTAAAGGTACCGGTACTGTATGGTAATGAAGAAAGATGGAAATCTCTCAGAAGTAATGGAGTCTTGAGAGATAGAAATAATTCTTTAATTTTACCCGTGATGGTGTTGAGAAGGACTGATGTATCATTTAATCCAGACATGCCACTATCTTTTGATCATGACATCAAGGGTGAATTCATTAAGGTAGAGAGGTCATCCAAATGGTCTAAAAAGAACAGATACGATAGGTTTTCCATTCAAACCGGAGCAGCTCCCATCACACAGACTATAGTAACAGGCATGCCGGATTTTGTTGTATGTAATTATAGTATAGTTATAATGACAGCATTTATGGAGCAAATGAATGTAGTCACGGAAGTATTTCTAGAACATTTAGAAACTTACTTTGGAGACTCTGAACAATATAAATTTTTATCTAGCTTGGAAGGTGGTATTACAGATGCTACCGAGATGACAGCTAATGGTGAACGTATCATCAAGAATGAATTTAGTATGGCTGTAAAAGCATACGTGATACCAGAGTTCACTTCAAACGTCTTGGGTACAACCGCAGAAGCATCAAAGGAATTCTCTCAGAGAAAAGTTGTGTTTGGATTTGAGGGAGATGCTACGGATTATCAAGTCAAATAGATGGTTTGGTAATTCATACCTATATATATATGAAATAACCAAGAGGTTTTAAATGTCACAGGAAGTAAAATTTTCAAAACAAGAGCTAGAGAGAGTCAAATCTTTACAAGATGAATATCTATCAGTACAGTTGGGTTATGGTCAGGTTCATGTGGCGGAAATGCAATTAAATGAACAGCTAGATACACTATTGGACACTCGACAGGAGTTAAACAAAAAACTCAAGAATGTTCGCGAAGCTGAGCAAAATTTTATTAAAGAAATAAATGATAAGTATGGTGATGGTGTATTGAACCCTGAAACGGGTATCTTCACTCAGAACAAAAGTCAAGACGGTTAAATTAAACTGTCTGTTTATATACCAGTAGTCCTACTTATATTTGATATCACTATACCCTTATACCCAAAGAATTCTATGGAGAAGTTAAATGCCCTCAAGTGAAAAAGTAGTAAGTCCCGGTGTTTTTACCAACGAGATTGATCAGTCGTTTTTACCATCAGCCGTTGGAGACATTGGTGCAGCCCTTATAGGTCCCACAGTAAAAGGTGTGGCCAACATCCCAACAGTCGTTGGGTCTTACAGTGAATATGTACAACGTTTTGGAGATTCCTTTATAAGTGGAAGCGATCCATTGACGTATTTGACATCTCTGACTGCAAGAGAATATTTAAAGAACGGTACTGCCCTTACGGTTGTGAGAGTGTTAGCTGGTGGAGTCACTACTGCTAAATCTCTAGTACCTAACGAAGATTATCAACATCCAAACATGGCCAACACCGACGGTAACGGAGCAACAGGAGCGGCCGCGGATGGACAGATAGAACCATTTCTGGAAGCATCTTCATCCATTATACTACATACGCTGGCTCATGGAGCAGAGCAAAATAATAATATCGTACGCTTCAACGGAGCCGAGCCCCACCATTTATCAGGCTCAGTTGGTGGAGTTCTGAGTACGAACAAAGTATTAGTCAGTGGTTCAAAAGACAATTTAAGATATGAAGTAACAGCAAGGAACCCAAAGAAAGGTACCTTTAGTATAGCAATCAGAGCTGGTAATGATTCAGAGAAACGCAAGTCAGCGTTGGAGTCATTTACAAACGTCAGTTTAGATCCATTCCAATCAAACTACATAGCTAAAGTAGTTGGAGATCAAAGTTTTACACTCAAGGGTAGTGGAACAACCGATCCATACATTCAAGCTAGTGGTTCTTATCCAAATAAATCAAAGTACGTTAGGGTCGAAGTTCTCAAGCAGACTCCAAACTATCTTGATGACAATGGTAACATAAGGTTGACCAATTCAGGGTCCATACCTATTCTATCGAGTGGATCATTCTTTGGAGGTTCTTCAGGAGCAGCAGGTTTCAACGCTTTAGGTGATACTGCAGGAACTGTTGACCCAGCAGGTGGATATGCATTTTACGAAAAGATATCTGATTCAAATTCACAGGGTTTCAATTTAAACTCTGCAGCAGAAGGTCAGACCGCATATGAAGATGCAATCAATCTACTAGGTAATCAAGATGAGTATGACATTAATCTTGTATTACTGCCTGGAGTCATTGATGCAGGAACTGGTGGATCAAAACTTCTCACTAAGGCCATTGACATGGCAGAAAATAGAGGTGATTGTTTTGTAGTAGCAGATCCAGTATTCTTTGATAGTGCAGTGGGAACTGTAACTACGGAAGCGGAGACTAGAGACTCTAGCTATGCAGCAATGTACTGGCCTTGGATTCAAATAGCAGAACCTACATTGGGAACAAATGTATTCGTACCACCATCAGTAGTGATGGGTGGAGTATACGCTTTCAATGATAGAGTAGCTCACCCATGGTTTGCACCAGCAGGTCTAAATAGAGGTGGTATTGATGTTGCGATACAAGCAGAAAGAAAATTAACACACAGCGTTAGAGATACACTCTATGATAGTAACGTGAATCCAATAGCAACATTCCCAGGACAGGGAGTAACAGTATTTGGACAGAAAACATTACAGAAGAAAGCTTCAGCATTAGATCGTATCAATGTAAGAAGACTTCTTATTAGAGTGAAGAAATTCATAGCAAGTACTTCTAGATTCTTACTATTTGAACAGAATACTTCAGCTACTAGAAGTAGATTCCTCAACATTGTGAATCCTTTTATGGAACAGGTACAATCTAATTCAGGTCTATCAGCCTTTAGAGTGGTAATGGATGAATCCAACAACACTCCAGATGTCATAGACAGAAATATTTTGTATGGACAGATATTTTTACAACCAACACGAACAGCAGAATTTATTATTTTGGACTTTACAGTACAGCCTACAGGGGCTACTTTTCCAGAATAGTAACTGATACGAGGATTTTTTCAAACTAAACGATATTTATAGGTGAAAAGAATCCTTAGGAGAAAAACATGCCAGAGCTAGTTTCAGCCAACGAGATAATGTTCACACCATTTGAACCTAAATTACAAAATAGGTTCATCATGATCATCGACGGCATTCCAGCATATATGATAAGACAAGCAGCACGTCCTCAAATTACATTTGAAGATGTTCCACTACCTCACATGAACGTCACACAATACGTCAAGGGTAAGGGTGCGTGGGAAACACTACAGATAACAATGTATGATCCAATTGTACCTTCAGCAGCTCAAGCTACAATGGAATGGATTAGATTATCTCATGAGTCCGTAACTGGTCGTGATGGTTATGCTGATTTTTACAAAAAAGATATTACGTTTAATGTATTAGGACCGGTAGGTGATAAGGTTGAAGAGTGGACACTCAAGGGTGCTTATATTCAACAAGCTAATTTTGGTGAAATGGATTTTGGTTCATCTGCTCCAATAGACATAACATTGACTCTTAGATACGATTACGCAATATTACAATTCTAAAGGTATTTAAATAGTGGATAAAGCCACAAATTTTAATGATATAATAGAACACGTACTAAACCATGAAGGTGGGTACGTTGACGATCCCTCTGATTTAGGAGGTGAGACCAACTTTGGGATTGCCAAGAGGTTCTATCCAAATGTAGATATAAAGAATCTCACGAGAGATGAAGCAAAGAATATCTACTTTGAAGACTACTGGAAGCCCAGTAAAGCACAAGACCTACCTCCACAGATACGTCAGATATACTTTGATATGTGTGTGAATTTTGGTAAGTCTGGTGCAGTCAAAGTGTTACAGCAGGCTTGTAATGCTAAGCGCAAAGAAAATAAACTGAAGGTTGATGGACAAATAGGTCCAATGACCATATCAGCATCCGAAAAGGTATCCGCAGAAAGGATACGAAGTTACAGAG